CTGTCAATGGTAAAATCATTTATGTTCCAATCAAAAACTACAAGGTTGATAGTGAATCTTATGATCTTGACAGAGTTTACAAAATCTGCAAGGGAGTTCGCAAAAAAGCCGAAGATAATTCTGATGAAAAAAATCTTCAATTATTCGGTGTGCGTTCAGCAGATGTCAAAAAACTAGATAAAAGTACATGGGTATCATTTTTTGATTTTTATCTTGACTATTGCAAGAACATCATTCGTAACAATAAGAAAGAATGTCAATCAGCATACAAAATAATTCAATTCAAAAAATCTACCGATAATAATTTCGCTGAATATCGTTGGAGTTATGGTCAAGTATTTACCAATAACACATTTGATGTTTCTCTTTTCGGTGACCATTTATTTGCTCGTTGTGCAGAAAATTGGAAACTCCTTATGGAAGAGAATACAGATGATCGTAGATTTAGTGTTGCTATCAATGTCGTTAAGTTGGGTGATGAAGCATGGTTAGATGATATATTGGATACAAAAGTTGATGCAGAATCAATTATGCAGGATTTCAAATTACTTGATAAAAATTATCCTTTACTTCAAGTTGTTACAAGTCATGTTAGCAATTGGGTCAATCTAAAACAAGACAATGACAAAAATGTAACCAACGAAACTCTCTTTGAATACATTTCCTTATGTGATGTGAATGGGGGAGAGAGAGCGTAATTGCTCCTCTCCCTCAAATTTTTAAAAATAATTCTTGACAATATATACAAAACAATTTAAGATATAGATATATTAAACAAAAATAGGAGAATAAAATTATGAATCAAGTACCATATCAATTAACAGAAAATTCACTCACAATCTTTTGGGAAGGCAAGCCACACACAATTCGCAAAGATCATGTAAATTTCCAACTCGCCAAGAAAGCTATTCTTGATGCTAGATATGATGATCTCGGTGATCTTATTGATGTTGCCAAGGCAGTCGAAAATTTTGTTGAAGGTGATATTGAAGTTAAGGATGAAGTCGTTTATTACAAAGGTCATCGCTTGCATGGTGTTGTTGTTGACAAATTACTTGATATGCTTCGTGCAGGAATGAAAGATTCTGCTCCTCTTACCAACTTTATCACTCGCTTGCAAGCTAATCCAAGTGCAAATTCAGTAAATGAACTTTATTCTTTTATGAGTTATAAGTCTCTTGCGAATACTCCCGAAGGTAAGGTTTTGGGGTACAAAGGTGTGCAATCTGATTATTGGAGTACAACAGGTAATGCCGATACAATTGTATTGCAAGGGAAAACTAATGATCGTCACCAAATTCTCAATGAGGTTGGTGCAACAATTGAAGTTGCTCGTAGATGCGTAGATGACAATAAGGATAATCATTGTTCTTTTGGTCTTCATGTTGGTTCATTCGATTATGCTGATAGTTGGGCAGGAGAAGATGGAAGATTGCTTCTTGTGGAGTTTGATCCTGCTGATGCAGTATCTGTACCAACTGATTGTGACTTTCAAAAACTTAGGGTTTCTAAGTACAAGGTGATCTCTGATATTAGCGACACAAGAAAAGAGTTAAATAAACCTGTCTACGAGGCTAATAAGCCCATTTATGGATCAGATGATGATGAAGACTGCGATTATGACGATGATGATTCTGATTTTGTTGATGAAGAGATGGCAGATAGAGTTGCCGATCATTATCTTAATAATCCTAAAGATTTATTAGCTAATAATCCTCATTTGCTAGATAGTTATGAAGATAGAGTTGATTCAGTTGTGGAGAGCGTTCGCAAGTATGTTACTAATAAATTAAATCTAGGAATTTTTCCAACAATTAAAGATATAGCAGATTTAAGAATTTGTAAATCCAATAAAATTGGATATGTTGGAGTAAAAAGTATTGTCGAAGAGTTAGGTTATGTTCTTGATTTTCTTGACTTGCCTCTTGGTCAACAAATTGTGGTCGAGTGATATTTTTGTAGAATTTTATTACTTGTAATATATAATATATGTATATGAGTAAAACAATTCAAACATTAGAAGATGTATCAAATATTGACGAGCTAAATGAATTAATAGGAGAAGATGATATTTCCGAAGAAGAGTATCAAGATATGGTAAAATATATTCAAGATAAAAATTCTTCTAATAAATAGGTAATCCTTTCTCTCCTATGGGTATTGTGGCGAGGTTTCTCTTTGTCCTTGGTCAGAATTCATCACCCGATCCGTAACCACATAAAAGCGTGATCTAATTTATTTTCAAATAAACCTTACAACTATGAATTTACACAAGAAAATGATAATTTCAAATAATTTTTACTTTGTGCTTGCTTTATATATCAATATTCATTAGTATATATAACATAATACAATATATATAGAGAGAGAATATAAGATATAATATAATAAATCACACAAGAAATAATAAATATATTGAAATGTAATAGATTATAAATATAATGATTAAGGAGTACGCAAATTAATTATATAAAAATAAGATGAGAATAAAAGTATTGGCAATTATAAAAAATTATTTATTAAATAAAAAAATAAAAGATAAACAAAATAATTCAAAAGAAAAAAATTTAAAATATGTACGAAATAAATATGGTTTTTTTTCACTTGAAAATAACAAAAAATAAACAATAATAAAAAATTTTACAATTAAATAAATAAATTAATTAAATAATAAATTATTACAAATAAAATGAGCATCGAAGATCAAAGTGTAAATTTCGTAGAAAATCACATGGAAACGAGTTTCAGCGAAATAATGTCTTCAAAAATCATCAAAGAAATGTATTGGATTGATGTTAAGGAAGGTGCAAGGGCGGTAGCAATAATGGGCGAAATAACTGAAGAGAAAAAAATAGAGAGTAATTTAATATGTCTCTTTCCAATATTTAAACCAAAAGAAGATTAACGCAAATAATTACTTATTAGGATAAAAAATAAAAATAATTAAAACAAATATTATTGTTAATAAAAAAACATCCCACAATTCTAAAAAAGTCATATTATTTATTATTATTAATTTTTTTGTTTATTTCTATTTTTCTTAATAATATTTCAAATTGAGTGTCACTCATATTGTTATATTGATGCCAAGCATATTCCTTTATCCTCATTAATCTTTTTTCGGGAGTTCCATTCACCCAATAAAACGCACTAGAGCTTAATAAGTCTCTTACAATGTAATTATATATCTCCATATTCATAATAATAATTACACCCAAATAATTATACAAAAAATTTAATATAATAAAACACACATAAAATAATTCTTGACAATGTGTGAAAAATATATTAATGTATTTCTATCAATCATAAATAAAGCGTTAAAAGCGTAAAACAAAAAAAACATTCTATGAAATATATATTAATTACATTATTATTTTTTATAAGTAGTTGTAGGCATTGTGAATATAATGTCAGCAACATTTCACATAGTTGCCCGAAAATAGGACACGGACCTTGCTACCTCTGCGATACCAAATAATATTATGAAAATTTTAACCATATTAATCTTATCTGTCTTACCAATATTCGGTGCTATTAATCCTTTTGATGATATAGCAGAAATAAAAGCAAAAAAATTAGACATGAAGCGTCAAGTATATTTCTTTTGTGCTGATATAAATTGGGCTTGCCAACAAATGACTAGCTTATCAAAGAAATGGGATCCCCAACGCATGGGTATTGAATTCACTCCACCGCCCCTTACCATGCCATTAAAAAGCCTACCCAAATATAAATGGCACACTAATAGCAAAAAATTTATTGATGTAATAAAAGAAATTGGTGATAAATATAATTGTATTTGGGAATTTAAAGGTGGTAAAGTTATATTTAAATATGTCGAAAATAAATATATCAAAAATAAAGTTGACAAATAACATATTATATTATATAATGTATATATAAAATTGAGAAAGATAAACTCAAATAAATAAAATAATCTAAAATTTTTGTTCTTTATAGTATTGGTAGACCTCTCCGAGCAGTTGGAAATTGTTGGAGGCTCGGAGGGGTCGCTTAAATTTTGGAAGGGCTTATAATCCTTCCTGTGGGTGACCCGAATAAGCCTGTCGTGAGCGGGCTAAGGTATGCAAATTCCCTGTGGTGGGGCGGTAGAGTTCAATCGAATGAGCCGATGACAAATACCATGTCTAATTTGTAGTTGGAAGTAGGTACACCATGAACTGATGTTCACGCCGAAAACTTGAAGGTATACAGTAATCCTTCCCCACACTCTATTTATCATCCCCCACCCCAACCCTTCTCGGTAACTGCCTAGTAATATCCCATTACTAACCGAGAAGGGTTTTTTGTTTTGACAACTGCGTTTTTATTTATTATAGTATACTCATGAAAACATTAAAAGACATACTATCAAATTACGGGTACATCAACAGCAATCAACTTAAGGAGATAGCAGAGCACTTTCCTGCGTTCAGGGTGGTAATAAAATGGAGCGGGCTCCCCCGCGAGCGTCTTCCAGCCTGGGAGGCAATATCTAGAATCAAATCTGTAGAGGATCAAGATATCGATTACTGTAGAGAAGTATTTATATCAGGTAAAGAATATAATATATTACTAGACGCCTTTAATATTGCAAAATAAAAATAAATAACAAAAATATATTATGGAAATAATACTCGTATTAACGGTAGCCCTAGGAGTAAAAATGTTATTAGATGAAATATAAAAATAAATAAAATATAAAGTAAATAAATAAATGATGAAATAAATTTGATTATGATTACCTCCTTGACCCCCACTGTAACAGGTGGGGGTTTTTTGTTGCACAATTCTACTGTTTCATAAGTCTTTAATTATCAAGCACTTGCGAGCGCGGCTGCCGTGCTACATAAGTCCTTGATTGACAAGCTTTTACAAAAGCATTTTTATTTACTTTTTATTTGACAGAAACTAAAAATTAGTTTAGTTTTATATTATGCAAGAGACAATAGATATTACACCAACATGGTCAGCACTCATTCTTCCGATGATTGAGGTGTTGAAGAACCCAAAAGCAGGATACGAAGACAAGCAAAATGTTATATTTGAATTAAAGCGTTTGGCTAAAATCGTTGACGACCAAAACGCAAAGATCAAAGCAAATGACAAAAACAAAACTAATTAAAGAAATTTTAGATCAAATGAATTATCTAAGCCCACGAGAATTGATGAAAATTTTCGAGATGATTTATGGTCAAGGAGAAGTTGAACTAAAAGAAGTAGATTGGAGTAAGTAATGACATTATCAGAATCAATTATGGACATCGTTAGAGGCAACCTCGCATGGTCAGACCCCATGTCAACAGTTTGCCTCGATCAACATGAGCGTCACCCCGAAAAGTTTCCAAAGGGTAGCTCGTTTCAAACTGAAGATGAATCTTTAGCAGACATCATTCGAGACTTGACATTATTACAAAATGAGCTTAGGATAGAATCATCTTTTCAATCAGCACAACTATAACACAAGGAAAAATCATGACAACAGTATTAGACACACCCGAACAAATCGAAATGTTTCGCTACAAAACTCTTCTTAAAGGGTTAAGGCTCGAGACTTTAGGAATGCAAATGAGCAGGGGCAAATCTTGCTATTCTATCATCAAACAAGAGTTCGGTCTCAAAGGTAGCAAGCAAAAAGTTTTCGATCAATTCAAATTAATGTTAGAACAAGTAAACGAAAGGGCAGTATAATGACAGCATCACAAGTAGAAGCGAGAGTAGAAAGTTGGAATTGGAATATGAATATCTTTGAGATTTATGATGAACTTAGAGATGGACATTCAGCAAAAGATCAAGAAAATTTACTTTCTTTTGCCTATCGTTATTTTAACAAAGACAAAATGATTTTAGAGCTTGCCTCTCATTTTGGAATCTATAACATAGAGGATGATAACAATGAATAATTACATAGAAGCAACCTGCATCGGCAGTCCACTAGGTTTGCCCGAATACAATGAAGATACTGAGCAATGGGAAGTATTTTTTGAAGAATCAGAAACGCCTTGGTTTCCATACGATATTCCAAGAGACATTCTATCCGTGAGCTTTGAGTCGGCAGATTTGGCTTGCGATGTTTACAATCACTACAACCAAAACCCCGTAAAAGAAGAAACTCAAGATGAAGAAATTACTAATTAAAATTTATCGCTTTTTTAATCCGCTATACCAAGTGGTTTATCAAACCAAAGATGGTAGAACCGAAATGTACACAATTACAAAACCTATGCACGAAAATGAATTCGGCAACCAACAAGAGGGAAAAGATGTCGTTGGCTTCAGATCTTTTTGCGTGAATAAAGATGGTATCAGATCTTTTCGTTATGACCACATTGTATCCCTAACCAAAATCTAATTATGAAGAAAGAAATACAAAATAAAAATACCCTACAAGAGAGCTTGAGAAGATTTGGGCATATGCTTGCCATGCGTGAGCAGCGCGGCGATAATTCAACGGAATACAAAAAGAAACAGGCTATGCACGAATCTATGCTAAGAAAGCTTTACAACCAATCGTAAGTCATTGATGCTCAGCCACTTAGGTGGCGGGCTGCCGTGCTACATAAGTCCTTGATTGACAAGCGTTTAAAAATTTAAAATTATTTAACTTTTTTCTTGCAGTAATTAAAAAAATTGCTTAGTATGTTTACATGATACTAAGAAACCAACAAGATCCACGATACACAATCAAAAAGAATCGTCCCGTATATGTTTACAAGAATCTACATAAAGATTGTTGGAGCATCAAGCAACATGGATTAGTAAAAGCTCACATTCCAAAGGATCATGCTATTGGATTATGGGATTGCTATTTTCATGTCGATGCCAAAGGCAGAGAAAAAGTTCTTCGTGAGAAGCGTAAGAATGTTCATGCTTTTGTCAAGGGCTACCTTCAAGATGCTGAGAATGTATCTCGCAATCCCCAAGTTGTCACCAGGAAAGTCGAGGTAACATATAATCCTTACAAGTATGAGACTTTTGTCGAGAAGGATACCGAAAAGTTTGCGTACTATGCAGACGAAGTTTTATTAACACACAACAAAGTAACCGCTTATATGTCATGAATATTACAACAGCATTAGAAATTGTATTAGACCTAGCCAATCAAAATGTTATTGACGATCCTGAAATGAAAGAGGAGGCATCAAAACAAAATGAAGCTATTGAATGGGTTGCATATTATTTAGAAAATTTTATAAAGAAAGGTAAACATTAAAATGAAAGAAGAATTATACTCAATTAAAACCGCCATTGACGGACTCAGCGATGAGATACTAGAACATCGCAGACACGCAAACATGGACGACCTCGTCAAGGTAATGAAGAATATCAACGACAATCTTGTTGCAATTAGTTTCGACTTAAAAGATCTAGTTGAAGCAAAAAAGTTTCAAAATGAGTTGACAACCGCACTCAGATAGGTAAATCCTTTATAGTCAGTCACTTAGGTGACGGGCTGCCGCGCGATCTAAGTGCTTGATATTCAACGATTTAAAAAAATCAAAATTACTTAACTTTTTTCTTGCTATAATTAGGTATTTAGCCTACTATGTATATATGAAAGCGAGAGAGATAAAGATCAGAAAACCAATTCTTTTTACTAAGTCCCGCCCGCACAAAGTTAAAAACAAGACAATCCACAGAAAACTCAAACATAAGGAATTATTAGCATGAATATCAGCGAAGACTATTTAGACAATGAAAACCCAAATGCAGACGAAGTAATGACTCGAGCCATGAGTTGGCTTTGGAAACACTTCATTGAACCTAACACAGATCACATTACAGAAGAACAAGCTGAAATGCTTACAATGATTGGCGTTAGCTTTAAAATGATTGCAGAACAAGCTGATGCTTACGATCAAACTTTTGAAGAAAGTCCATATTTAAACAATTAACTCTTGACAAAAAACATTATAACTATTATTATACTATCATGAATACAGAAGAAAACAACATTAACGCTCCTCGCAAATCCGTAAACTTACACATTTGTGGAGGTAATCGTACTTTAGTAGATTTTGATCAAGTGCAAGCAGTACCAACTCCTTTGGCAACCATGCGTAGCAAACCAAACAAAAGAACAGGTGAGCTTGCTGTTTCTCATCAGCCAATCGCTCATGATGAGCTTATCGTTCGCACTAGAGAATCTTTAACTCAAAAAGGTTTTGCTATTCAAGATGAAGTTCACTCTCTCGCTAGAGGCGATCAGCACTATTTCGGTTTATTTGCCGTAGATCATCCTAATCGAGTTGCAACTGATCGTGGTTGCGTTGTGGGCGTTCGTAACTCTCACGACAAAACATTCCCCGCAGGACTTTGTGCAGGTGATGCTCCATTCGTTTGCGATAATTTAATTTTTACCAATACCATTAAACTTGCTCGCAGACATACTCGCAACATTCTCAACGATCTTGACTTTATGATCAATCGTGCTTTGGGTAAGTTGTTCGGATTTTGGCATGGACAAGATCAAAGAATTGAAGCCTACAAAGATCGTTCTATCGGCAATGTTCTTGCTCACGATCTAATCATCAAAGCGGTTCGTGCAGGTGCTTTACCAAAATCTAAAATTCTTGATGTTGCAGATCAATGGGAATCAAGCGATCATGTTGAATTTAAGGATCGCAATGTCAATTCTCTTTATAATGCTTTCACCGAAATTTACAAAGGCAACTTAGTTGCCTTGCCAAATCGCTCGGATGCTCTTCATTCTGTTCTTGACAACTATGTTGATTTTAATATCGACAACCATGTTGAAAATACTCTTGATATGGAAGTTGTTGAAGGCGAATTGGTTGAAGTTTAAAAATTGGTTTGTCGTTTCGTTTTGCTCCCCCGATTGGGGGAGCTTTTTTTTGGAATGATTTAGGCTTTTGTAAGTCTTTGGTTATCAAGCACTTAGGGGCGCGGCTGCCGCGCGCCATAAGTCGCTGATGTTCAACGATTTAAGAATGTCATTTTAGTTCATTTTTTTCTTGCGTTAAATTGTTTTTTTTGCGATAGTGTAACCATGAAAAGAATAGTAAAAATCTTAATGGAGCGTGACGGGCTTTCCCGCGAAGACGCTATTCACCAAACCGCAACTTTTTTCCGTGAAATGTCTGAAGACATTGCAATGGGTGGTGATCCATTCGAATGGGAAGAAACATTTACCAGTGAGTTTTCTCTAGAACCAGATTTTTTTGAAGATCTTATTTTTTCGCTTGCAATTGCATAAAAATTTGGTTAGTTTTATATTATGAATCTATTATCAAACCCATCTAAAATGCCTTGCTTAGGCTTTAACATTCCCGCTTTCAAGTATTGCCCTGCAGCTCAACTCATGGCAAAGGTCAAGGACAAAGCAAAAAAGTTTATTTGTGATGCTTGTTATGCTTGCAAAGGTTTTTATATGTTTAACAATGTCAAACAAAGTTTGCAAGACAAGGCAAATTTTGTCACCAAGTCTTTACATCGAGACAATGGGCAAACTTTTGTAAATGAGATATCCAAGCAAATCAAGGCAAAGTATTTTGACAAGCAAGGCAACAAAAAAGTTTTAAAGAATGTCAACACAGATCTTTTTCGTGTTCATGATTCAGGAGATCTTTTTTCCCCAAAGTATATCGAGGCATGGATTAAGATTTGCGAAAATTTTCCTTCAATTCGCTTTTGGTTTCCAACTCGTGAGTGGGCAAGAGATAGTCAATTGCCTTCACTTCGCAAGCTCGCAAGTTTAAAGAATGTTTGCTTAAAACCAAGTGCTTTATATGTTGATGAACCCGCTCCACAAATCGATGGTCTAGATGCGGGAACTTCCGTCTATAGCTCAAAAGAGAAAGCTGAGCAAGACGGGCATTTTGTTTGTCCCGCAACTTATGTTAAGGGCGAAGACGGCAAGGTTCTTGCAACTTGTAAAGCTCATAATTGCAACTTATGTTTTATCAAAGGATGCAAAAAAGGTATTGCATATTTAGCTCATTAATCTATAATTAAAGCCATGAATGAAGAAACTTATTTTGACTCAGCCCAAGGAATTGACATTTCACAAGATCGTGCCTTAGAAGAATTAGCCAGGCACGGCATTACTTCCAGTGAGGAAATTATTGAATTTTTTGAAGACATGGGCGACAAGGAAGGGTATTCAGCCCAAAAAGTTCTTGAGTGGTTAGGCTACTAAAGCCTTGACTATCAAGCACTTAGGGGCGCGGCAGCCGCGCAAGCTAACTGCCTGTTAGCCAACGACTTACACAAGCATTTTTATTTAACTTTTTTCTTGCGTTAATTGTAGAAAGAGTTTAATGTGTTTATATGATTAACTACGACATACCAAACTCAATCTCACAATTCAACCCAAAACCTTCTATGTTAGATTTTGACGATCTAGATTTTCAACCACATCGTGGTGCTGATGATGCAGTCCAAGCAAGACTTGACTTTGGCAACGGGCTAGAAATTTCTGTTGTTGCAAGTAAAGATGGCAGAGCAGGATTATATGGTAGTGTGGAGGAAGATTTGTACGAAGTTGCAGTTTTTTACAACAATGAAATGATTCCGCTTTCTCGTTCTGACGATGTTGTTGGCTGGCAATCTCCTGCTCAAGTATCTATCCTAATGGCGAAAGCTCAATCCGAAGGAAGCGTTTGGGTTGATGAGCTAATTGCAGACAAAGCAGAATTTAGAAGAGATTTAGGGCTTGACGACTAAACCAAACTAAACTATATTATTACTATGACAGAAGAACAAAGACTCGCAGTTATCGCTAACGCATATCGTGAATCCAAAGGTTTGCCAACTAATTCCTCAGTATTAGAATTAGTCGCAGACTTACAAGCAGAACAATTGGTTGTCGAGCATGGATTGAAAGATGTTGAAAGAGATGACATTACAGATGAAACTCAGTTCTTACTTACTGATGTCGCTGAAGATATTGATGAGGAAGATGAAGAAATCGGATTATCCGATGAAATGAAAGGAATATATTATGATAGTTGAATTGTTTTTATTATCGCCTTGGCTTCTTGTTTTTTATATTATGTGGAAAGATATGATAGAAGAATGATGCCAATTTTAATTATATTATCGATTCTACTTTATCTTTATATCCAAGACTAAATTTCTCAAATAGCAAATAACTTTTTTTAGTAGTATTAGTTGAAGTTGTTGGATTAGCCCTCGTCCTAAGTGATTGATAATCAAGCACTTAGGGCGGGCGGCTGCCAAATTCATAAGTCCTTGATTATTAAGGATTTATTTTTTTTATTTTTTTCTTGCAAGTTTTATTTTTTTATAGTAGTTTACTTTTATGGATAATCAACAAGACTCTCTCGAAAACATTGCTCACGCCTACGGCATCACTGATGCTGATCTTGATGAACGCGAATCTGTGCTTGCTCAAATAGCACAGGAAGAACTTGAAGAGTATGACCGCCAAGCTCTCAAAAAATTCTCTGAAAACGAGGATTTTGACTGGGGTTATCACGCCCAATGGGATTTCTAACTCGTTGGTAGTCAGTCACTTAGGTGACGGGCTGCCGACAAGCTTAAGTCTTTGATTATCAAGCTTTTGCAAAAGCATTTTTATTTACTTTTTTTCTTGCGTATTTTAAAATTTTGTTCTAGTGTGTATACATGAAACATTCAGAAAGTGGAACTCGCAAAGTGTTAAAACAATTACGGAAATGTCCTGAAATCGAAAAGATTCGTGAGACTGCAAGTGGGCATATGATCCTTGCTAGAAATGGAGAGCAGTATCTCGCCCATTTTAGTGCAAGAGCATTTCACCCATTGCGTAGATGGTTAAAAAGAAACACTTCATTAAAAACATTAAAATTCTAAAATTATGGATACTTACAACGGCTGGAAAAACTGGGCGACCTGGAATGTTGCTCTTTGGTTAGGGAATGACGAATATCTTTACAAACTTTCTCGTAGGTTTGTTAATTACAAAGATCTTGCAAATACGCTCATAGAAATGGGTAGTCCTTGTACGCCTGACGGGGCAAGGTATGCAGATGAAGACTTAGACACCTACGCCCTCGATGAATTGTTGCAAGAAGAGTAAGTCGTTGATTATCAAGCACTTAGGTGCTTGGCAGCCGCACCCATAAGGGCTTGGCTATCAGTGACTTATGTCAGCAATCTTTTTGTGATTCCCATTTTAGTTTCCAATCCCTGCAACGGCAGGAAGTTTTTAGTGCGGGTGTTGAAAGTTTTGCAATTTGTTGCCCGACATCAAATCGTGCTTGCCAAGCTTTGCCGTAAGCAACCGATTGATCTTGCAAACTCTTTGAATTATCCCAAAGATTATAGCAACGGGCATTTAAGTCATTCCATTTTTGATTTAATTCTTGCAATGTCATAATTATTTTCCCCTTATAGTTTTTCGGTTAACATTTCTTCCCTTACCGCATTGTTTGCAATGTTGTTAATTTCGGTCATCCATTTATCAACATTTTCATTGAACACTTTTCCATCGCCTGAAATGTTTTCTGCAACTGTGTTTTTAATAGCTCTTGCTTGAGCCGCAATGCCTAAGAGTGCTCTTGACAAGTTGTAAGCTTGGTGATTTTTATATGAATCGTTTTCTATTAAGTCAACGATTGAGATGGTGTCCGTATTAGCTTTCATATATATAAGGTAAACGATTTATTAAGTAATTGCGAATTTTATTTTAGTAAATTTAAAAGATCATTTACGCATGGTTCAGTGATGTGTCCATCTACTTTCATTGCGTCGATGATTTCTTTATTTGTTACATCTTTAGATGCTTCGACTATTTGATCCCAAGTCCAAACATTATTTGCGACATCTTCCCACAGGGAAACGCCCGACTTTTCGTCGCGTGAAAACTCAAGAAGCCCATTGACTCCGATTACATGATTGATTCTGATCTTATCCATAAAAACAAGGTAAACTAGTGGTGCGTGTTTTGCAAGCAAATACAGATTTTTTTTTGTCTTTTTATTTAAATACCAAATAGTCAAATAGTGCAACTTTTTAGGAGTGGCGGGATTGTGCAACTTTATAGTTGTAGTAGTATTGGGCAACTTTATAGTTGGCACACTTCCTGAACTCCTCTTTTGTAAGTCGTTGTTTATTAAGCACTTACAGCAGCGGCAGCCGCCTCCCTAAGTGCTTGATTATCAGTGACTTAGGAGGCTGATCTTATCGGTGTGCTAGACCTTCCAATCGTGCTATTTGATTGTCCAATTCTATTTGTATGGCTTCAATGTCTGAAGCCTTCTTTTTATTGTTTAATTTCATCGCCTTGACTCTTTCGTTATTCAACGCCATGATTTGAGTTCTTAATTTGTTTATTGTGTTTTTTATGTATTCCATGATTAGATTAAATCGTAGTATTGTGGCGAGTAGTCAACATGGCAAGAGTGGGATTCTATCTCTTCATCCATGTTGTCGTTAAGTTCTTTTTTAATTGCTTTGACAAGATCCAAATTGATTGAATCAATCTCTTTGCCGTTACCATCAAAACGCTTTACGCTTTCAAGAGTATCAAAGTAAGCTACCAAGTGAACGGCTGAGACTTGGTCTCCATAAAGAGACTCCTCTGTATCTGTCGATGCTCTACCTTGCAGTTCGTAGTATTCTTCGCCCACTTCAGCATAGGCGGAAAACTCTTCTTCGGTTACTTCGTCGAATTCTATTTTTATTTCTGTCATACCTTACTATCGTCTATTTTTTAACTTTTGTCAAATTTATTTTGAATTATTTTTGAAACATTATTTCAAGGCAAGTGTCGAATTGTTCACGAAAGAGTCTTGGTGCATCTGTGACAAACCAAGTTTTGCTAGTGTTTGTGATTAACCTTTCTGTGATCTTTTTGCTTACGACATCTAAAAGATCTGTATTCTCGTAAATGTTGGATTCTGTCAATTCGTTTGTTTGTTCGTTTACTAGCTTTGCCATGTAGACATCTATATATTCGGGTTTATATGAATCATTTATCAAGATGTCATCTTGACAAGCTACTGCCTCAACCCTGTAAGTTGTGCCGCTTATTCCCATCAGGAAGTTAAAAGTGAATTCTTCTGTGTCTGTATTGTATATTGATTTCATATACATAAACTAAGGCATATATTAACTAAAGTCAAATTTATTTTGAATTATTTGGCAACTATTTTATTGCATTATTCTATCACATGAATTGGCATGGTTTCTGTACATGCGTCTCGTAAGTCGTTGTTTATTAAGCACTTACGAGGGCGGCAGCCGCCGCCCTAAGTGCCTGATTATCAGTGACTTAGGAAAGCGTTTTAGTTATAGTGTATAGATGTATAGTGCAACCGATAAGAGGATTATGCAAGTCATACATACACCTCCTCTGTATGTGTTACCCAATCGTATTCGTCAATTTCTTGCCCGTTTAGCATAGGGGTAAAGTTCTTTTGATAAATGCCTAATCCTGTTATGCCGTTGACTCTTTCCCTTGTTGTTGGAGTGTTCCAACCTGCAAGCGTTGCCATTACAAGCCCGCTTACATCTCGTTTGATTATCTCGTTGCCATGTAAGAAGACGCTTGTGCCGTCTGTTCTTGTGTTGCCAACCTTTAGAGAAGTGCCTTGCTCAAAGGCTTTTTTAATTCTTTCTGTTACTTTACGCATTTGTTTCTTCCTCTGTTATGATTTGAAAATGTGGATTGTTTCGTTTTATTTGTTTTGCAATTTGCAAGGCTTTTGCTTGTGATTTTGCGTTGTCTATTAGTTCCCCAAAAAGGCGAATGTCAAACCAATTTGAAAAGTTAGGATTTCGTAGTATTTTAATCATTTCTATTTTTACCTTTCCTTGTGTGTTGTGTCAAGACTTACCTTTTAAAGTAAGCCTTGACTTGATCGGCAGTTGCCTTGATTAGGTCAGAGATAAAAACCTCTGACTCGAAAAGATGATCTTGCGAATGATGCTTGATCGTTGCGACCCGTTGAGATCCGACTCTGTCGATAGACACGAGACGAACAACTTTATTATTAACCTTTGAGTGGTAAAGGCTTCCGACTTTTAATCCTTTAGTAATGTTCATATATACAAGGTAAACGAATTGGTGCGTTGTGTCAAACTATTTGAGTAAAAAAAACGCTTTTTTTAAAAGTTTTTTTGGTTGCACTATACCCCCATTTTTTGAATTTTTTCCCGCCCCTCAATCTCAGATTTGGCGGGGGGGTGGGTTTTCTCAAAAAGTTTCCCGCGTATTCTCACTGAAATAACCTTTTTTGAAAAAAAAACGACGCATATTTGAATTCTAACTGTATATAATGATAATAATATTATATAAATATGCCAAGACGAAAAAAACCTGAAATTACTAATGATCAGGATATTGAAAATATAGTAGGTACTATTGGAAAAACTAAAATAAAAACACACAAAATTAGTTTTACTGATAAACAAACTGAGTTATTAAAAATCATATTTGATAGAAATACTAAAATAGTTTTTGTTAGTGGTCCTGCGGGCACTAGTAAAACTTTTATGGCTATATACGGCGCTATACAGCTGTTTAATATGAATAATGACTACTCTATTGGATATGTTCGAACAATTATAGAAAGTGCAGATAGAGGCATGGGCGCCCTTCCTGGTAACGTAGATGAAAAGTTCTGTCCTTTCATGATGCCTTTAACCGACAAGCTTTATGAACTTAGCCCAGCGTCCGACGCAAAAAAAATGATTGACAAGGAAATAGTAAAAGCTATGCCAATAAATTATTTACGGGGAGCTAGTTTTAAAGATCAGATCATTATAGCTGATGAATCACAAAATTTCACAACAAAAGAACTAATTACTTTAATTACTAGAATTGGCGAAAATACCAAACTAATAATTTGCGGCGACTCTATGCAAGCTGATATTAATGGAAAGAGCGGCTTTAACCCAATCAAAGATCTTTTTAGTAATGAAGCAAGTGAAAAGCAAGGTATATATAATTTCGAGTTTGATTATAAAGATATAAAACGTAGCGAAATATTAAAATATATAGTTAAAAAATTAGAGGAATTAGATTAATTTCCTTTTAAAATTATTTAGTGTAATAATCTATATGGAGATTATTAACAATAATAACAAGAAAGCGGGAACAATATGATTGCAGTTCATCATAGAGGTTCAACGGGAAATATTTTTTTGCAGCTTATGCGGGCAATAAGAGTTTCGAAAGAGCGCAATATGCCAATCAAGAATTTATGGACTACTTATCGTGGAGCGCCTACAGGTCATTGGAACGAATCAATGTACAATAATTTTGTAAGTTTTGAAAATCCAATTGCGGAACCAAATGCCTCAATAGAGTATAAGGCCGAATATTTTTATCAAGACCCAAAAGATATAAAATGGATTTTAGATAATACAGATTCGATATTAAAAACTCGTCCTCCACTAAGGCAAGGAGTATTTGTTCATGCTAGATTAGGAGACATTGTACATGCTCCACACTACGTAAGCTCCTTAAAAGGAGATCTAGAGCCTTTTAGGAAAGCTAGCAAATCGAATAAAAACCAAAGTTTTGAATATTTTTGCAAAGCCATCGAGCAATGTTCACACTCTAGAAGATTTAATACGCCAGGTCATCCTGAAGGTTATATATCAACTAACCCTCAATCGGTAAATTGCATTTTAATAAAAGCCCTTGTTGAAAAATATAACCTCAAGGTTTATACGCAAGATGTAGAATCTACTATAGATTTTGGTAGCCAATTTTCCCATAAAGTTTTATCAACTGGAACCTTCAGTTTGATGATTGGGCTACTTGGGCAAAAATGTACAAAAATACTTTTACCTAATCCCGAATTGTACCATCAATGGCATCCAGATTTTATCTCATTTTTAGATGCCTATAGACATAACTTTCAAATTGTAAATGGATAACCAATTTATTGAAAATCAATTTGTTAGTTTTACATACGATGGTAAAGAATTACGTGGAGAAATTATAAAAATATATACTCAAATTGGCTTTTCTGAACACGGACAAACATTCGCTATTATAAGAATCGAAGGGCAAAAAGGATTGTTCAATAAAAATACATTAAGAATTGAAATTAATGAACTTGCAAATATTGCGCGACTACACTAAAAATTGAAAAAAGATAAAAAAAAGATATAATATATATTATGGAAATCATAATTTCTTCTGTAGTTGGTGCAATTTCTGCAATTGTTGTTGCAATTATTCACAATAAAGCTATTGAGAGGAAGAAAAGTCAAACTTGCGACAGAATAATCAATACCCTAAACGTAGATAATAAAAATATTTATATTATCGACTCGAAAGAAGAAGAGCGCGGCAAGCAACCAATGCATTACTCAAAAGCAAGTACCGAAAAAATAATTTTTATAATAAAATGAGCGTTAAATATTGTAAATCGTGTGGAGCTAAAAATAGCTACGTGGGTCTCGAACCTAAGTTTTGTAGTAGCTGCGGGGCGCCTTTAAATCAAAGTTTAAAGAAAGTCTCAAGGGGCTCAATAGCAAATTCAAATATATCTGAAAGCTTAGTTAATAATGATGATACAACCAATATAGATTTCGTACCTCATATAGGTAGATTGCAGTACGATATAGAAGTTTCTAATAAGAAAACTTTCACTTTTGAAGAAATTGCTGGACGACCTTTAAATGAGTCAAAATCAACCGAAGAAGAGAGGTAGGCCGAGAAAGATAACTTTTGTAGAAAAGTATGAGCATGTCTTAGAAAAAATTGAATCTCGAAAGAAAAATTGGTTCTTAAATAGCTCAGGCTGGATTGGGTGGGAAGATGTTAAGCAAATTATCGCTACCCATATTTTTAATAAATGGCACCTTTGGGACCAATCAAGAAATCTAGATCCTTGGTTGAATAGAATTATATCTAACCAGCTTAAAAATTTATTAAGAAATACTTACGGTAATTTTTTACGTCCATGCGCTAGATGTCCTTTTAATCTTAACGGCGCAATTGATAACATTAATGAATCAAACAATACATGCACGTGGACGAAAAGCGGAAAACAAGATTGCACTTGTCCTTTATTCAAGAAATGGAATAAAAGTAAAAAACATTCTTTTCATATAAATACTGCATCAAGTATAGATGTAGATGATTTTCAAGAGAAATGTAGAAATAGTTTTGATATTGATGTAGCTAGTCAAAAATTGCATAAATTAATGAAAAAAAGTTTAAGTGAAAAACAATATAGAATATATGAAATGTTATATATTAAAAATTTAGATATAAATAAAGCTGCAGAAGAGTTGGGTTACAAAACAAGCGAGAAGGGGCGCAGCGCGGGGTACAAACAAATTAAAAACTTTGAAAAAATATTTAAAAAACTAGCTAAAAAGCTAATAGAAAAAAATGATATAATATGAAGCTAACAAAACAACAACAAAAATTTATCACAGATAACGCTGATAAGATTAGCGATTTAATCGAATTGACTAGGCAGACTTTTAATAACGAAAAGCTAGACGGGCGAACCAAAGAAGGTAGAGCTGTTAGAAAATTTTTAGTAGATAATAACTTAAAATACAAAACTACAGAAAAAGAAAAAAGGGAAGAAATAGAGTTTAATCAAGAACAAAGAGAATTCATAATTCAGTATGCCAAAGAAGGAATGAGTGCCTATGAGATATCTAAAGTTCTGTTTCCTGAGGTTAACGTAACCAACTTAAGTAAAGAGGTTCTGGAAATAGCAAAGTTCATCGAAGATATAGATTTTAAATTATTGCATCCTAATGAAAGCGCTATGAATGCTCAGTATTTCGCGCCCAAATCAATTTCTAGAGTTTTAAAAAAAGTTAATGAATATTGTCAGCAAGAACTAACAGAAAAAGAGTTAACTCGTAATGATTTAGATAATCTTGAGAGTACCTTGCGTTTTTTAGCTGCTCCCAGGTTTATTCAAGTTATCAACACGTATAGCGCTATGGATGATAGAACGTTATTTGAAGCTGAGTATATAAGATCTGTATGGGATAAACCAGACTTAACAAGTGATGAATTAAATTTATATATTAATGTTTGCATGGATTATATACATTTAAAAAATATAAGTAGAGCTATAGATAAATTAAATAGAATGTTTGAAGATTGTGAAGATCAACAAGATATGACTGTTAGATTAGCAGAATTATTAAAAACAAAGAGTGAGGAATATAATCAATGTGAAAAGAGACAAGAGACATTAATAGCAAGATTAAATGGAGATAGAAAAGAAAGAATAAAAAATAAACATAAAGATAATGCATCTATATTATCATTAGTTAGAGTATTTCAAAATGAAAATGATAGACAACGAATGGTAGACATGGCAGAGAAGCAAAAACTACTAATTGAGCAGGAAGCGTCCAATTTAGAGAATATGGACATCTGGAAGGCTAGAGTATTAGGAATATCCAAAGAAGACGTTCTATGAGGCTGTACAGGGAGTTTTCGCGGTATTTAAATCTCTTGTTGCCATTAAGGCAATTGGAGAGTTTCTATCTTTCTTAAACATAAACAGATTTTATTACGGTGAGTGTAAAATGTAAAATATGCGGAGCAGAGTTTAAAACTGAGCGTTCCTTGCACACTCACATCAAGGCGCATGGCATATTGTTGTCTGAATATTATATTACATATTATCCTAGATATAATTTATATACAGGTGAGTTAATTCCTTTTAAAAATAAAGAACAATATTTTAATACATTTTTTTCTAATAATATTGAATTGGAGAAATGGGCGGCGACAGCCGAACATGAGCATGTACAACAAATATTATTATTAATGTTAAAAAATAGAATAATTAGTAAAAATTTAAAATACGCGCCTAATCATTTAGAATTAAAATTACTTGAGTTACCTGAGATAAAGATATATAAAGAATTTTTTGGTTCATATAACGAAGCCTGTCGCAGGCTTCAGGTTGAACCATTATTAAATAAAAGTATAAAAAGTAAATTTTTAAAAGAAAATAAAAATTTAAATGAGTTAGAGATATTGATTGACACTAGAGAGCAGCAACCCCTTACCTTTAAAAATAGCATTTTACAAAAATTAGACTTTGGAGATTATACAGCTGCGGGAGAAATGTACAGCAGGACTTACATAGATAGAAAAAGTGAAACAGATTTTAAGTCTACAATGACTGTAGGTTACGATAGATTTTGTAACGAGATGGATAGGTGCGTCAGCTTTGACTCATTTATGTATATTGTCGTAGAAAGCTCAATAGAGAAAATAATCAGAAATAATAACTATGGAGCACATAAATCAAATTTAACTTTTGTATGGCACCAAATGAGACTTATATCTCATAATTTCGCAAAGAATTGCCAATTCATTTTTTCAGGAGGGAGAAAACGATCAGAGAATTTAATTAAACTATTGTTACATGCAGGACCTGAAATGTGGAATAGTGACATCCAATATTACATAGATAACAGAATATTAAATGTATGAAAAAAGAAATTAAAATTGTATTAATAGATTTAGATAAAACACTGTGGAGATTTGACAGTTGGAATCAAGGTGTAGTCTCCGAAGAAAAACTTAGAAATTTTTTATTCCCAGAAGCTCTAGAGGCTATAGAATTAATTAAAAATAAAGGTTACAAGATAGGTATAGCATCTGCCAGCCCTTCGTCAACAATTTGTCATATTTATTTAGATAAATTATTTCCAAAAGATTATTTTGATATAATAATTATTCACCCTACATACCCATATAAAACTTATCACTTTAATCAAGTTGTAGAAAAATTTGGTTATAGTTATAATAATATATTAATGATTGATGATTTAGAACCTATTATCGAGAACGCTAAAGCTTTAGGGGTTCAAACAATTCACGCAAAATCAGGATTATCAAAAAACTCTATAATTGACTTATTGTAATGACTTGGGAACCAGGAATTCAAAAACGTAAAACACTTACAAAAGATGTAAACGAGGAGATTAAATCTTTAGAAGGATTTCTATCTGAAAACGAAGCTAAAATATTACTATATAAATTTTTAAGAGAAAATATCACTTTTAGCACAAACTTAATAGCTGGAGTGGATTTATTTCCTTTTCAGCACATGGCTATTAAGGCTATGTTTGAATCAGATTATTTTTTAGGTATATGGTCTCGAGGAATGTCCAAGTCCTGGACAACGGGGATTTTTGCCTTTATGGACGCCATTATGAACCAAGGTGTGGATATCGGTATATTATCAAAATCTTTTAGGCAAGCAAAAATGATTTTTAAAAAAATTGAGGATATTGCAGCCAAACCTGAAGCTAAATACTTAGCAAATTGTATAACAAGAGTTTCTAAACAAAACGACGAATGGGTCATGGAGATAGGATCTAGTTCAATTAGAGCGTTGCCTCTGGGTGACGGTTCCAAGCTTAGAGGTTTTAGGTTTCATAGAATTATTATCGATGAGATGCTACTCATGCCTGAGAGAGTTTACAACGAAGTTATTGTGCCATTCTTGTCTGTCGTTCAAAACCAAAAAGAACGAGAGGATATGTATAACCTTGAAACAAAGCTGATTAAACAAGGCAAAATGAAAGAAGAAGATAGATATGTGTGGCCTAACAATAAATTGATTATGCTATCTTCAGCTAGTTACAAATTTGAATATTTATACAAATTATATGAAAACTTCGAACAACTTATATTAAATGAGAATGACAGTAATGCAAATAGATCTATAATGCATTTCTCATATGACTGCGCCCCGAAACAATTGTATGACCAGAATCTAGTTGAACAAGCTAAATCAACAATGAGCCAAAGTCAGTATGACCGAGAGTTTGGAGCAATTTTTACTGACGATAGCTCAGGATACTTTAAAATATCAACAATGCAAGAGTGTACCATTCCAGAAGGGTCTGCGCCAAGTGTTGAAGTAAAAGGGCTGGAGGGTGATAAATATATATTAGCATTTGACCCGAGTTGGGCAGAGTCCGAAAGTTCTGACGATTTTGCCATGCAAGTTTTTAAGCTTAGTGAAAAAACTGGTGTCGCAACCTTAGTTCACGTTTACGCTATGGCTGGAGAGAGTTTAAAAAATCATATTAATTATTTTTATTATTTATTAAATAATTTTAATATTGTTGCTATTGTAGGTGATTATAATGGAGGAGTTCAATTTATAAATGCTGTAAAGGAAAGTTCTTTATTTAAATCTTCTAATATTAAAATCAATATAATTGAAACAGAATTTGATGATTTAGAGAATTACCAAAAGTCTTTAAGAAGCGCTAAAAGAGAATTTGCTAAAGAAGGATTACCTTGCATACTCAGGAAACCTACTTCGGAATGGATACGCCGAGCCAATGAACTTCTTCAAGCTAATTTTGACCACAAAAGAATATGGTTCGCTTCACAAGCTATAGACGATCATTTTCAGTCTCAAAGAAGAAAAAAAATTCCAATTAAAAATCTAAGGTTTATGAATTTCGCTGAAGAAGAAGAGAAACAAAGCGATGGCGCTAAAATGATAGATTTAATTGAACATCAATACGATATGATATCGTATACAAAAGGACAGTGCGCGTTAATTGAAGTGCGTTCTTCGCCCCAAGGAAATCAAACTTTTGATTTGCCATTAACCTTAAAGAAAACAACTGGCCCGAGTAAAGCCAGAAAAGACTGCTACTCAGCATTAGTTTTGGGAAGCTGGATGATTAAGATATACTCAGACATTCATCACTTTAAAGACGAGACTTTAAATACGTTTGTGCCAATGTTCATAAAGTAACTTTTAAGTTGACTTTGTAACTTTTAGGTGTATCATGTATGAGTGAGCGCGCCAAAAAAAAGAAAATACGAAAAAAAATCTAGCTACTGGAAGAAATTTGAAAACAAAACTCAAGCTTCTGCTCCAGAAGTAAATAGCAGTGTGGAACCAATGCTTTGTGGTGACAACTATTACACGAGCAACGCAAGCAACACACAGAAACCTCAATTGTTTGAAACAAAAAGTAGTTGTAATACTGTAAGCGATGCCTTAAGAGGCGCAGATAGAGCGACTACAGGAATGCGAGGCAGATATGGGTCAAAAGTTAAATCAGATAAATATAAAAATATTGCAGAAGGGTTATTGCCGTATAATATTAACGTCGATGGTGTTGACGTAAGAGAATCTATAGAGCTGTGCCAAAAGGCGTATGCAAATATTCCAATCTTTAGAAATGCTATAGATGTTATGTCTGAATTCTCAAATTCAGAAATCTACCTAGAAGGGGGTAGTGAAAACGCTAGAAACTTTATATATAAATGGTTTGAAAAAATTAATCTTTGGAAACTAAAAGATCAATACTTTAGAGAGTATTATAGGAGTGGGAATATTTTCTTTTATAGAATTGATGGTGAATTTTCAAAAGAAGATGTTTTAAAGTTAAATAAAATTTACGGTAGCGCAAATCATAAATATCTTGATCCAGAAAAAATACCTGTTAGATATATTTTACTAAATCCATATGATATTGTTGCCTCAAGAACCAGTTCCTTTAGTGAAGGAGTTTACAAAAAAGTTTTATCAGAGTACGAATTAGAAAAATTAAAAAACCCAACAAACGAAGAAGATCAAAAAATATTTGATTCTTTGCCTCCAGAAGTCCAACAAAAAATTTCTAAAAACAGTTATCATAGAACGGGAGTATTAATACCTCTAGATCCTGAAAAAATAATATATTCTTTTTATAAAAAACAAGACTATGAGCCATTTGCAACTCCTTTTGGATTTCCTGTATTAGATGACTTAAATTGGAAAATAGAATTAAAAAAAATTGATCAAGCTATTAGCAGAACAATAGAAAACGTGGTTCTCTTAATAACAATGGGAGCTGAACCAGATAAAGGCGGAATAAATCCTCATAGCATGAGTGCAATGCAATGCTTGTTTCAGAACGAAAGTGTTGGTAGGGTTTTAGTTAGTGACTATACCACAAAGGCTGATTTCGTTATTCCAGATGTTAATAAAATATTAGGTCCACAAAAATACGAAATCGTCAATCAAGATATTCGAGAGGGTTTGCAAAACATTATCGTCGGAAAAGAAAATTACTCAAGTACCCAAATTAAAGCTCAAATATTTTTGGAAAGATTGAAGGAAGCTCGGAATGCTTTTATTAATGATTTCATAATGCCACAAGTAAAAGTTTTATGTAAAAATATGGGATTCAGAAAATATCCTACAGTTAAATTTCAAGAAGTCGATATTAAAGATGAAGTGCAATTTCAAAGGGTAATCACTAGATTGTTAGAAATTGGAGTTATCTCTCCAGAACAAGGTATGGATTCCATAAGAACGGGGTTGTTTCCAAACGCAGACACTTTACAACCAGCTCAAGAAAAATATTTAGAAGATCGAGAAAAGGGTATGTATAATCCATTGATTGGTGGAGTACCTTTGGTTGAAGCTCCTGGAGCTGAGGAAGAAAGAGATTTAAAAGAAAAGCAAATTAATAAGATCGCAAAACAATCTTCTGTTAACAACGCTCCAAATAATCAACAGGAAAAACCTCCTAAAGAAGTTGGCAGACCGACTGGAGCAACTGCAAAAACATTATATTCTAGAAAAAATCTTCAGTCAACTGTTTACGATATTGAAAAATTAAGATCCTTTGCAACAACAAAAATAAAAAATAAATTTAAAGTTAAAAGACTCAACAAGCAGCAAACAGAAACTTTAGACAGTTTGATTGAAGCTGTTGTAGTGTCAAATCATAAAAAAGACTGGGAAAAGCAAATTGAGGCATGCATTAAAAACCCAGAAAAAATTGAGCAGTGCTCAGCGCTCCCTGAGATATTAAATGTATCTTCTGCGCATCAGTTGACTGATTATCCAGCGGCAATACTTTTTCATAGTAAATAATTTTTCATTTAATTTTTTTTTGCGTGTATTAGCATGGTATGCCTATGCAAAAAATTTATATTGATTTATCTAACAGAATTAAAAATCATGATTTGTTTTGTAATTGTGATGAAGAAGGTGTTGCTATCACCAACGAGATTTGGGCCGAGGAAAAGAATAAAGGGAAAAAATTAAACAAACCTTTTCGAACTCCAGGCGGACCAAAAAAGTTTTCAGTCTATGTTAAAAATGAAAAAGGTAACGTAGTAAAAGTTAACTTTGGTGATCCAAACATGTCTATTAAGCGAGATAACCCAGAAAGAAGAAAAGCTTTTAGGGCAAGACATAATTGCTCAAACCCTGGCCCTAAAACAAAAGCTAGATACTGGTCATGCAGGCAATGGAGAGCTGGATCAAAAGTTCAAGGAGCAGAAGTATTTTTATCAGAGGAGCAGATTGAGGCAGTGATATTAGATGAGCTAGACGAATCTGAAGGAAAGAAAAATAAACCTGGGCTTTGGGAAAATATCAGAAGAAAGAAAGCTAGAATGGGGAAAAATTA